GTACTCTTGATTGTTTTTGCAAACTGAGCTGTTTGAGAACCAGCACGACAGAGTAATGTATCAAGTTGAGAAATCATTGGTTCACCACGTCCCATTTTCTTCAAAGCATGATTTCTTCGAGCAGCCAAAAGAGCTGAATATGAGAACACTGGAGAATAAACTATACCATCCAAAACAACGTTTGACCAAACTGGTCCACCATCTTCTCTTGGGTGTAAAATAGTCCAATATTCTACTGCATCTGCACCCATTGTGGAGATTGGAGTAGGAGTACCAACACTATTAATAGGAACCCAAGTGAAAGCAGTGTTAAATCCTTGAGCCAAAAGAGATTGACCTAAGTAGTTCTTAGCATGCTCAATAGCATTTTTACCTTCAAGAACTTTAGCTTTAACATTTGCTTTAATTTTAGCACCTGCACTTTCAAACAAAAAGAAATTAGTCTGAAATGTTAAACGAACTTTTTTCGTAAACATCATTTGAACATAATTCTTTGTGAAACCTTGAATAGGAGCATCTGATGTTCCTACTCCTCCATCTGGAATAATTTCTGCCATTCCAAGACCAGTTACTCCAATATCAGTATAGATTCTTTCATCATGAGATATTTTATTCATGAAATCAAGATATTCTGATTTTACTGTTGGTGAAACTTTTGGAGAAACGTATTTTACAACGTTATTTACTATCGTTACATAATCATTAATTGTTCCTGTCATATATTTATATTACGAAATTAACTATTAAACAAATCTAAATAGAGCCTTTTTATCAGCTGCATCTCCATAAGGTTCGACCTGTACTACTACTCCCGATGCACTATCAGTACCAGTATTATTTACTGTCAATGAGTTTGAAAGAATCATTCTCTGGTAATTATGTGCTACGTTTGTATTGTTTGCTGTATCTGCGATAAATGTATCATTTTCAAAAACTTCAATAGCAGGTACTTGTGTAAGTAATTCTGCTGCTGCAATTGTTTGATTACAAATACCCATTATTTCTGAACGAACAGTTGTGTTCGCAGCAGGAATAACCATACCACCAGAAGTTTTTGCAAGAACTTGATTAGCAGTTGTGACTGTGTTAGCAAGTTTATCTAGCATGACTAATGATCGTGTTGGATTTTTGACCTGAGCTTGTATGAATCCTGTCATTATATTATTGAGTTGTAATATTATCTAATCAGATAGAAGTTCAATAGCTTTCTCTTCGGACATTCCAGTTGACTTTAATTCATCGATAGATTTTCGCATTTCTGGAGAAAAATCTCCTTTTGCGATACTACCTCCTGGAAATTGCATAGCATTAATTTTTTGTTGAACATCAGCTCCTTTCAAAACTCTTTCTTGAATAGTTTCAGATGGTTTAAACATGGCTTCTCTAGCTAATTCTAGGACAGTCATTAAGTCTTTTCCAGCTTTACCTGTAACATTAAAGTTATTCTCAGTAAATTCGAAAAATACTTCTCTTACATCATCATCCTTAAATTCAGGATGTCTATCAATAAAATTTTGTAAAGTACTCTTTTGTTCCACTTCAAATCGTTCTTGTTTAAGCATTTCCTGAATATCATCCTTGGTTGCACCTCCTAATTGCTTTAAACGTTCACGATCTGATTTTAATACTTCATCTTCTTCTTCCGTTTTAGACTCTACTACACTCTTATTAAGTGTGCTATTAATTTTATCAGATCCATTCAAAGTTCCAATTTGCTTCTTGGTTGTCTGAATTTGTTCTGATAATTTTTGAATTTGCTCTGGAGATTTTGCTAGTTTACGTTGTTTAACTAGATCTAATAATTCAATACGTTTTTCATATGATTCATCAGATTCAAATTTTCCTTTGTTAGGAACACGAAACTCGTAAGTTTCCTTTGGAGCATCTTCTTGAGGTTTGCTGGGTTCCTCAGTCTTAGAATCTGTAGATTCTTCAACTTTGACTTGAGGTGTTACCTCAGGTGCATTTCCAGCTTTCATAGCATTTAATGAATCTTCTAAACTCTTATCAAGTTCAGCATCTTCATTTTCTACTACTATATCTTTTTTTTCTTCATCCATATTAGTTTTCCCCCCGTATGGTGGGTGGCGTCCCATGGTTACTATTAATTATACAACTATCTTTATTGTGTTTGCAACTTTTTGTAACTTCATTTTCATTGAATCAACACTTACCGACCCTTCTGCTATAAAAGATATAGCATGTTTTTGGAAATCTCCTTCCATTGATTCATTTGAATCTCCAACAGTACTTGCATACTTTAATGGAACAATAACTATATATACTTCTTTATCTTTTACTTTATAAAATAAAAAATTATCTTCTGGTTTAAATATTTTATCAAACACAGTTAATAATTCTTCTCTATCTACTGGTAAACCACACATTAAATTAAATTTTTCATGTGCAGTATCTTTCCCATCTTTCGAATAGAAATAATCTTTCTGAGAAACATCTTCATCTCTAGTATTTTTTAAAATAATTTTTTTTTCTTTTTTAACTACTTTTTTTTCTTCTTCCATAAACATTTTAAGTAACTATCCTGTTACCAAGGGTTTTTATTTTTTTAATTCTACACTTTTAATTGACTTATAAAACTGTTCAGTAAATTTTTCCATTTCTGGTAAAATTTTCTTTTTAGTTTCTTCTATAAACTCATTAGTTAATTCAAAAACTTTTATACCTTCTGTAACTTTTGCAATCTTATACATTTCTTCAATTAATGCAAATTCAAGTGGATATGGATGAAAATAATTTATATTTATTTCTTCACCTGCTTTCATATCTTTTTCTAATTTACATTTAATCTGCCTACCAACTTCAACAACATTAATTTTTTCAACATCTACAAAAGTTGGAGATAATAAATCTGAATTAACTTGATTCACTAACATACTAATCAATTCTTCTGCACTAATAACAATCTCATCACCAGATTTAGTGATAAATTTAACTAATTTTTTTTCAATAGCTTCTTTAGAATATTTTACTTCTATAGTATAATTTTCTTTTTCTAATTTTATTCCTTTATCTTTACTCATGTAATTCTCCTCTTCTAATACTCTCAATATAGTCTACGACCCTCATCATCATTGAACTTTCTACATCCAATGTAATGGCATTAACTATAGTTTTCCATTCACTATCTTCTACTAATGGTTTTTTGGAAGTACAATCTCTCATTAATTCTACGATAGTATTTGCATATTCTGATTGAGCTAAAGCTATTTTTTTTTGTTTTAATGATTCTTCCATAAATTATCTTTTAGGAAAAGCTGATAATGCTGCACGACCCATACTAGCATCAATTGCAGAACCCATTGGACTTTGAGGTATTTTTACTTGATCATTAGATTTTGGAGTAGTTGCATCTGTATTATCAGAAGTACCAGGTTGTCCATGTTTTATTGGAGGAACTGTCCCAGGAGTTTGGGAAGGAATTCCTTCCATTTGAGATGGTTGTAAACCAGCCTGTTGTTCAATTTCTCTCTGAACATCTGGTGGAGCATCTTTGTAATTAAGAGTTTCTGATGGAGTTTTTTCTGGACCAGAAGGTGGCATATTTTGTGGTGGAGTCATAGACATAATTGCATCATATTGTTGCTTGGGAATAAATTCATAAATATCTTCTTTATGAATATCTAAAAATTTTTCTAATGCCATTAATTGTGTAATTGCAGCTTCTGGATTTTGAATTCTTAATGCTTGAATAGTTGTAATTTGATTTGTAATAATTGGAAAATTTGCTGAGAATGTTTGTTTTTGGATTTCAATTGATGGAAGTAACATTGAATCAGGATCAATTATAAATTCAAGATAATCAGATTTATGTCCATAAGTATTTAATTCTGTAAATAATTGTTTTGCAGAAATATTTCTAGTTGGTACATTTTCTAACATTTCACCATCTGGAGTAAAGTCAAAATTTAATCTCAAATTTTGTGATGCTACAACAGCATTTCCTGTTACATTTCCCTGTTCATCTACGATAGGTTGTGCTTCCATAAAGTAATTAGGATTTTG